TGGGCGGAAGGATGGCGTATGGCGCTGGCGGTATGACGAACGGTCCAGTTCAACAAGGTATCCCAGCAATATTGCACGGCGGTGAATATGTTATTAACCATAAAGCTGTGCAAAGAATTGGTACTGACACACTAGACAGATTGAACAACTATAAGCTTTCAAAGCCAAACTTGCCAAGCATGCCATCTGTTCCTAGAATCAACATGCCAGGTGCTGGGATGAATGCTCCACAATACGCACAATCTGGATCTGCGTCTAGTTCAACACAAAATGTAAATATCTTTGTTGAGAATTTCATTGGCGAGCCAGAGTGGTTTAACGGAATGATGAAAGACTATAACACAAAAGTTTTGCCAAGAAATCAAAAAGCTGCTGGAGTACAAAGCAGGGTTGTAAGCACATACAACGGGATTAATAAGGGTCTATAATGGATACTAACTCTTTATTTAAAATAAATGGAACACTTATTACAGAGCATGGAAGAAAGCTGTCTATAAGTGAAGAAATTGCGGCTAATGATGTTGACCTTGCATCTGGTCATAGAAGAAGGTTCTTTACCACCAATAAAAAATCATTTCAAATATCCTGGACATACCTCCCAGATAAAGTTGATAAATCAGTTGATAGCAAAGCTGGCAGGACTTTTTTGTTTAATCTAGCAAATACCTCTTCAACGGCTTCTGTTCAAGTTGAGCTTGAACCCAATGCTGGTCTTACAGAGTACATTTGTTATCTTGATTCTTACAGCGAATCGGTTATTAGAAGAGATTTAAAAACTGGTTGTACTTATTATGATGTCTCCTTGACATTGAAGGAGCGCTAAACATGGCAGACAGTTTCTATAGTTTTAGCGAACCCCTCAATAGTGGTGTAGATTTCTATTTTGCTGATAAAACTCAGTTCGGTTTAATTGCAATTTCTGCTGATGTAACCCTACAAGTTACATCTATGAAATTTGCTTATGGCTCAATAAGTATCACGGCTGATGCTGAGTTGATTGCCAATTCATACAAGTTTGCTTATGCTCAAGCGAACATAAGCGATATTTTATCAACAACATTAACGCTCGGAACCAAAATCCAGCCGTTGTTAGTGCCAATAGATATAGTGTCAAGCCTGTCGGTTGTTGGTACAAAAATAGCATATGCTTCATCCACAATAGATTGTACAACAAGTGTTGTTGCGGCAGGAACAAAATTAGCATCGGCTGCAGTCGCAATAAGTTCAGATGCTTCAGTTGCTACGATTGCAATAAAGCTATCCCATAGTGTCGTTGATGTGGTTATATCATCTGTTGTATCTGCAATTTCAACTCGGATAGCCTTTGCATCTGCCGCAATAAATTCAGATGTAGTGTTGTCAATTGTTGGAAAAATATCGCTGGCAACAATAAGAATAGTTCTTGAAAATGTTGGATCAGCATCCGCCACCGCAATAAAATTTGCTACATCGGCAATTGCTGAAATTATAAACATTGATGATTCATTAATTAGGACTTTCCTGCTGCTAGACGAGTCTCCAATAACCAATCATAATAGAACTATTGATATGAGCATTGAGCCAATCTTTACTGAAGTAAAGAACTGGAATAATCGCTCTAGCAGATACTACAAATCCTCGTCTAGAGCTGCGAGAAGAACTTTTAATTTGTCATGGTCTTGGCTCCCTAATTCCAACTCATCAACTGTTGATGGCAAGAAAGGTCGGGACTTTATAAAGAATATAGCATCCGACCCTAGATCACATGTTCTTAAAATAATAAATTTAGATGATTCTGGGACGACTCCATACACTGAAACGAGTTATAATGTATTAGTGAAAGATTATAGCGAAACTTTGATTAGAAGAGATATTGAAAATGGTGTATATTTTTGGGATTGTTCAATAAGTTTAGAGGAAGTTTAAATGCTCCAATACGGCTTATATGACAAACAAATTTCCGATTCTTTCAACTCCGCCTCATCTGCGATTTCTCAAAGAATTAAACCACTGATCCTAGTTGATTGGCTGGACAGCAGGCATATTGAAAAAAATGCTAATGTTGAAATTGCCTCAAGTAACTATACTGTCTCGCAACTAAGTAATGCAACTGTAATCCTTAATGCTACAGGGATGCTGTCTAATGGAAGATCACTGTCAAATAAAGAAGTACTGTTTAATCAGTCCAGGCAAAGGGATTTTTATTTTACTCCAAATGAGTCAATTAATGGCATAGAACGCCAGTCATTTACATGGGGTGTATGTGATGCAAAAGATATTAATGGCAAAGTAATTACAGCAAATGGTCAATGGCATTGTTTGCCAGCAAATAAAGATGATAACTATGAATTTGGATATCAGTCATCAAGCAAAAGTTTATCAAACACCCATGCTACGCTTAATGGATACGGGTTTACTGTGCCAGTTATTTTGACATATGTTTTTACAGAGCGTAAAGTTAATTTATTAAAAATTATAACATCTGAATATAATGGTCAAATTAAAGCATATAATATTAAAGCATATAATCAAACAACAAACTTAATATACAATGAAGATGCAGAGATACCAGAGGAATTATACTATCACGAGCATTTCCTTGAAGGGGTAACTTCAAATGATATTAATAAAATTGTCTTAACTATTTATACAACAAAGAACCCTCTGGATTACGCAAGAGTGAGCGAAGTTGCTCCAATATACCAGGTTGATATGACTGATTATGTTATTGAATCAGGAGTTTCTAAGGTAAGAGATGTTCACGAAACCAGTTTGCCAATTGCTGGAACTGGAAGCTCAACAGCATCATTAAGCTTTGATAATACGGAAAAGGATTTTAATTTATTTAATTCCTCGTCTTCATTTGGTAAATACATGAAAAAAGATATCAGGGTTCATGTTTATGCTGGATGGGAGATTCATCCATCAACAAATGTCGTGATCAATGCGGTTCTCTCAAATACAATAACTAGTTCATCCACGGTATGGACTGTAAACAGCGTTGCGGATTTCCCTGCTGGCGGTGGTAATAATGATTATATTTTAACTATTGATGACGGAACAATAAACAAAGAAAGGGTCTTAGCTAGAAAGGGGACTGGGAACTCATTTGATGTAGTTCAGCGAGGCTACGGCGGAACTATCGGCAGAGCTCATACTGCTGGCGCTGCCATAGTTTTTGATATATTTGAATATGTTCCGTATGGTGTTTTTTATGTTGACGAATGGCAGGGTTCTTCCTCTAGTATGACCGTTAGTGCATCTCTTACTGATAGAAGTAAACTTGGTCATGAGAAAATGGTAACGAAAGGTTTCTTACTTCAGGAATCTACAGTTGCGGAGGCGGTAGAACATTTATTATTAATGACAAATTATCCAAGAGCCGACATAGAGTATTTATTAAATCCTAGAAAGACATCTGTAAAAGATGGGGCTATCTTGCATTTGGGTTTTGATGAGAAAAGCGTAGACAGGGCTAGTTCTGCAAGAATCGTATCCACATCACTACGGGCTCGCTTTGTTGAAATACCAGAAACAGATCTCAACTCTGTCAGGGATATTAAGCTTGATGCTAATGATCGCAATTTATCAACATATGAAAAAGCTTTAGACATTAGGGGTTACATAGCTCCATCGTTAACGACAACTACAAAGCAAATATCAACAAGTAATACTTATGCGTTGAGATATACATCTGGTCAGTTTACATCAATAGCCAACACAGTAGTTGATAGTTACTTTAATGGTGTTTTTGATGGCTATTATGTTCCAGATCAAACTGGTAATAGAGTCATTGTTATTGATATTAATAAAGGCGGGGTTCGTGTTTATTTAAACAAAGAAAGAATTATTGACGAATGGTATGTTATTGATTCTGGATCAAATTCGGAAGTTGTAGTTTCATCGGATGAGTATTATTTAACAGCTGGTCAGCCTTACGAACTGAGAATTGAATTCTTTACAGAGCAGAAAATTACAGGGGAATTATTTAAAATATCCTTAAGTACCGAGTACGATAGCGAGTTGTCCTATGTTTCTGCTTCGGAGTGCTACTCAATGGTTGCCAATGATAAAATTGGTTTTAAAAATGAAGCATCTTATTTAACATTTTCATCCAATTCGTGGACCCCCACTGCAAATGTTAATATAATTGAAAGGTCTGCAAGAAGGAACGATGCAATATATATCGGGAGTGTAAAAATATCAGAACCATCTGGTGTTGTTTCCGATAAAGATAGCCGAAGCATTTTACTTGAATCAAATTCATACTTACGGCTTCCCTATCATTCTTCTTATGATTTCTCAAATACATCAAGTTCAATCCACACTGGTGAATTCTCAATAGAGATGTTTGCTAAATTTAACGCTGGATCTTTTTCTTCCGATGGTGAATATGTAAGTAATTGGAATAATTCATCATCAACATCTGGGTTTGAGTTTTTTAATAACTCATCGGGTAATGGATTTAAGATTAAGACTTTAGCGGCAAACTCAGTTGTCATGACAGAAACTGTCTCTTCTAATACCGCCCTTTCCAATAGTTCATTCAGCCATGTTGCTGTTACTTATGAGCCTGGGGAGCTTAAGTATTTTATCAACGGTGTATTGAAAGATACAGAGGTAGTAGAGGGCACCCCTATTTCATGGGCATCAAAGAGTTTAACATTTGGTGGAAGAGGGGCATCCTTTACGGCTGGAGTAGAATCACCACCTGCAAGCATTAGAAGTTTATATTTAGACGAATTTATTTTATATAATTCTTGTTTGTCTGAGGCGGATGTTCTAAATCATTACATAGAAACACAAATGCAACCAGCTCAAGTCATGCCATTTATTTACGGTAATGATGCAACCGTTCAGTCAATAATAGACGATATCAGCCTAGCCGATCTTGGTCGTTTCTATATTGACGAAAGAGAGATTGCTAGATACGAGCATTATAATAGATTTTTTGAATCATCTATTGATCAACATGCCAACACGCAACATACCCTTAATGATTCAACCAATATAATTGAGGCAAGTTATAATGTTCAATTGCAAACAAATAAGGTTGTTATTAAAGTTAACGGTATTGCAAATAATCTAATTTTTAAACAAGGATTGTGGCGAGCAGAAGATCCTACTACGCTAGGAGTGACAGCGCTCTCGTCAAACATATCTAATTCATCCACCAGTATGA